TGTCGCTCCACGTATCCTGTTAGCAGAGCAATTAAGTTCTGAGTTCATGGAAGTGCTTGAGAGGGAAGTTGGTAAGGTTTCTATGATACATGTTCATAGTGGTAAGTTCAAGAATATATTCAGCACCACTCAACCGTCTTGCATAAGTGCATTTACACAGGTATCACTAGAGAGGCAGATTATCTTTACAACATACAACTCACTCCATAAGATTGTTGAGTCTGGTATTGATGTGGATACAATCTATTTTGATGAAGCACATAACAGTGTTCAGAAGAATTTTGTGGAGGCAGTAGAGTATTTTTCGTTACACGCAGGGCGATGCTATTTCTTTACTGCTACACCAAAGCATAGTCTAACACCTTTTAAGATAGGTATGAACGACTCTGATATATTTGGTGAGGTAATCTACAATGTACCAGCACCTAAGTTGGTTGAGGAGGGATACATCCTACCACCTAAAGTGAAAGTATATAAGACTGACATAAGAGAGAAGGATGAATTGACATATAATGTTGACAAGGAACAAATCATTGATAACATTGATGATCACAATACTAAGAAGATACTTGTATGTGCTAAGTCAACCAAACAGATTGTTAGATTGATTTCTCATACTGATTTTGTTGATGAGTTAGCATACAGAGGATATGAATACATGTATATTACTGCTAAGACTGGTGCAGTAATCAATGGTGAGCAAGTCAGTAGAGAGAAGTTTTTCAATGTGCTGAGTGCCTATGGACAGGATGATGAGAAGAAGTTTGTAGTCTTGCATCATAGTATATTAGCAGAAGGTATCAATGTAAAGGGGTTAGAAGCAGTCTTGTTTCTACGCTCTATGAATTACATTGGAATCAGTCAAACAATAGGCAGGGTAATCCGTAAGGGTTGCAAAGAGAAGACTTATGGGTTAATATCAGTACCAGTATATTCTAAGGTTGGCATCTCAACTGCCAAAAAAGTACAGGCAGTTGTGGATACAGTCTTTAACAAAGGAGAACCAGCAATTACGGTGGTAAGAAAATGAGTAGAGAAATCCCTACAAAAGAATACATGGTAGATGGATGGGACAGAGGACCAACTGGTTGCCATCCATATAAGAGAGGTTCCCGACATAATAAGATTGGTATGACTATTATGTGGATATTTTATGGTATTGTGACAATACAAGTAATTCATGCTATGATAGTATTACCATTTTTTCCTATTCCCTTTTTAATCTTATTGGGATTGGGATATATTTTATATGTTGCATGGAGGGCAAAATGACATCATCTGTAGTTTTAGTTTCTGGAGGATTTGATCCAATTCATAGTGGACATATTTCATTATTGAGATCTGCAAAGCAAATAGCACCTATGAGTGCATTAGCAGTTGGTTTAAACTCTGACGTTTGGTTAGCAAAGAAGAAGGGAAAACCATTTATGACTTTAGGTGAGAGAATTGTTATTGTTAGATCCTTAGAGATGGTTGATAATGTTCTTGAATTTGATGATGGTAATGGTACTGCTAATGATGCCATTGCTCAGTGTCTTGAAATATATGATAAGGTAATCTTTGCCAATGGTGGAGATAAGCACAATGAAAACGTACCAGAATATACATTCTATAATGAGGATCCTAGAGTAGTATTCAGATGGGGTGTAGGTGGAGTAGGTAAAAGACAATCATCATCATGGATATTAAAAGAGTGGGATGATAGGAAAAAGTCTGAGTATAAACCATCTTACTATCAATAAGTTAAGAAATACTAACAAACTTGACAATTAATAGTATTGTGTTAATATATACAGCATCACTTACTTAAGTTAATGATTTATCATTGATTTGAGGAAAGTAGAGAAATTACTCTATGTGATACTTACAAACTTGCAAAGGAGCATTATGTCTACTACGACAAAAAATATTATGGAGATCATTGCAGATCTTCAATCCAAAGGTGTTAAGCAACAACTTGGACATATCGGGAAACCATTAGTATATGAACCATTAACACCTAGTGGAGCAAAAGAATTACAAGTCGATTCGTTATATCAACGTTTAATATCACCAAATAAAATAAACAGTTACGGTACATTTAATTGGTCTTTATGTATTCCAGTAGTTGTTTCACGTCGTCCTGAGTCATTAGGTTCTATTCATAAGGGTAATTTTGTTATTGATGGACAGAATAAAGTTGTCAAGTACATATTAAGTGGAACTGATGATCCACTTCCTGTTGTTGTATTGGAACATGATTCTGATTCAGATTATGACACTGTATTAAAGTCAGAAGCAGAACTTTTCAATCAATTAAATACTTGGATTAAAAAGTTAGACACTATTGACAATCTTCGTTCTGAAGTTTGCTTTGGTGATGAATTTGCAATTCATGTTGAAAATTCACTCAAAACTCTTAATTTAAGATGTGTTCCTAATACATTTGGTTCTGATAGTAAAGATGCTTTTGATTTAAAATCTTTTACTCATTTTTATTATTGTGTAAAAGATGATTATAATACCAATTCAACTGGTATATGTGAATTACAAAAAGCATATAAGTTCTGGAAAAAGATTTACATTGATACACCAACAATGATTAGTAATAATCTTCGTCCAGGAGAAAAAGCACCTGTAATTGCAAATCATGTAAATGGTTCAACATTTCGTGCTGTTGCTCATTTATATCGCTTTATTGAGGAGGGATTGAACAATGGGAAACAGACTGAATTTAGAAAATGGTGTGTTGGAAACATTGCAAAATACTGGAGACAAGACAAACTGGTTAAAGGTTTCAGTGGATTTCAACTACCACGTTGGACACTTGATCGTATTATTGATAGGTACAATGAAGAAATCACTGATAGTGATGGTAGAGGTGCACAAACATTGGGTCCCGTAACTCTTTATGAAGCATCAAGAGTTGATGAGAAGTTTAAGTCTCCTGATGAGGATAGATGGAACAAGGTAGTTGCTGATTATCGAAAGACACAACAATGAGGGATTTAATATTATTTGGTGATTGTTTACAAACTCTTAAGCAGTTTGATGATAAGGCGAGGATGTGTGTCACATCTCCGCCTTATTATGGTTTAAGAAACTATGGAGGGGAGGATTGTCAGATAGGGTTAGAAGAATCTCCAGAAGAGTATATTCAAAACCTAGTAGAAGTATTCCGAGAGGTAGGTAAAAATCTAACAGAAGATGGAACATTATGGTTAAACATTGGGGACAGTTATTATAACTATAGACCTGGAAAAGGGCAAGGGTTAGTGAAACAAACTCTGTCAAATACTAAACAGGATTTACCAGATAAATGTGCAAGACGAGGTAATAAGTTAAAAGGATATAAAGAGAAGGATTTAATGGGAATTCCGTGGATGTTGGCATTTGCATTAAGAGCAGATGGATGGTACTTAAGGCAGGATATTATATGGAATAAACCTAATCCAATGCCTGAAAGTGTAAGGGATAGATGCACAAAATCACATGAATATGTCTTCTTATTGAGTAAGAATCAGAATTATTATTTTGATGTGGATGCTATCAAAGAACCAACAAGAAGAAAAAGAAGTGTATGGAATGTTCAAACTAAACCATATAGAGGTTCACACTTCGCAGTATATCCACCTGAATTGATTGAACCATGTATCCTAGCAGGTAGTGAGGAGGGTGACATAGTATTAGATCCTTTCATGGGTAGTGGAACAACTGCAATGGTAGCAAAGGCATTAGGTAGGGATTATATGGGGTGTGAGTTACATGAGGACTATGGTAATCTAATTCAGAAGAGAATTGAAGAATACCAACCAGTTAATAAAGTGTCACAAGAACCTAGTGTAAACATCTTAGATATTATATAATATAAACATATCAAAAGAGGAACCTCATGCGTTGCGAAGTTAAACTTTATGTTGCTGGTGCAGTATTCAATGAAGAAGTACATGCAGCAAATTATCAAGAGGCAAGACAAGTAGCACTTGCTAGAAATCCTAATGCTAGAGTAGTATCAGTTAATGCGAAATTCTAACTATCAAACTTTCTATAAGAAAGCAATACAAGATAAACAAGGGTATGTTACCAAAGATGGATCTTGGGCAGCAATACCCTTGATGGGAAGTAAAAAGTTTGGTATAATTCATAATGGTGATTGGGTTCACACTTGTAGAAACTTTGAGTATGCTAGGGCATACATAATAAAAGAAAATAGGAAGTCTAAATGAAAGAAACTGAACTTGAAAGATGGGATAGAGGTAAAACTCTACTATTAGAATCATTATACAAACCAGACAGTAAACTTCGTGGATGTGCATATAATCAGAATTGTTATGATGAAATGATGACACTGAGAGATAGTGTCATTGAGTATGTTAAGAGCATACCTAATCCACATGCACCAAAATTAGAATTTGGTAAGAAGAATAATTTTGTAACTCCTACAGTCACAACACCAGCAGGTGAGATTAGTGAAACATTAATGAGTGGATCATTGGGTGATTATTATAGGGGTGAATCAAAATGACATTGAGTACAAGTTACAGATTGAAATTAACTGATATTTGTTGTCGTATGATTACCACTGATGGAATTCCAGTATCATTAGATGAAAGAGTATGGATGAATAAGTTAATAGAACATAATACACATGCTAGAGAGTTGGCAGAAAATATATTAGAGTGGAGAATGTTAATTGATGAGTAATTCCTACTAGGCATAAATTTTTGTTAAATTGTATCAGCAAATACAAACACTTCTGGCATAAATAATGATAGAATTAGGGATAACAAGATGATTTAAATCTCTTCGTTATTGTAGTTCATTTGGAGGCAATTATGCACAACTTAATTTCGTTCAATCAACTTGCTGGATCTAAACACGTAGAAGTTCCACATGATGATTTAATCACAGAATACTACGAGTGCTTGATTGACTGTGACGACGACCAACATGTTTGTAAACGTATATGTAAGGAGGTTTTAATCTAAAACGAGTACACGTTTAATTTTAACAAACAAATGATTAAATACGCACATCCACCTTAAAGTAATCAAATTATCACAAACCCCCTTGACAGAAATGTCTGGGGGTTTTATACTATCTGGGGTATAATAAAATATATGAAAGTAGGAGACACAGTACGGTTCATAGGATGTACCGATAAACCACACGATTATCTAAATTGTGATTATCCTGATTCAGTATTACTTAAGGGTAATACATATCTTATTGAGAGATCAGAAACACTTGTTGATGGATACTCATACTTAGATAGAATAGAATTAATAGGTATTAAGGGTAGATTTGATGCTGACTGTTTTGAACTAGCAACTGGATGTATCCGACAAGCACAACCAAATGAAGAACAATGAATTTCGCTAAAGAATTAAAAGAAGGGACTAAAAAATCACATTCAGCAGCAGAGAATACTGCATTTGTTAAATCATTTCTAAGAGGTGTTATTAGTAAAGAAAGTTATAGAACTTTGGTATCTGATTTATACTTTGTTTATGTTGCGTTAGAGGAAGAGATTAGAATATTTAAGAATGATCCTATTCTTGGTGCATTATATCTACCAGAGTTAGAAAGAGTAGTAGCACTTGAAACTGATTTAAGATACTATTATGGACCGATTTGGAGAAGTATAGTCAAACCATCTGAACAATGTCAGAGATATGTTGATAGAATACATGAAGTTGCTAAGACTGAACCTGAATTATTAATAGGACATCATTATACCAGATATTTGGGTGATTTATCAGGTGGACAGATATTAAAGGGGATAGCACAGAAGGCATTGAATTTAAATGGTGAAGGATTAAACTTCTATGAGTTCAATAAGATTGATGATGCTAAGATATATAAGGAGAAGTATCGTAGCATACTTGATAAACTACCATTGACTGATTCACAACAAAATGCTATTATAACTGAAGCAAATTATGCTTTTAGGTTAAACATGTATATGTTTGAGCAGTTAGAAGGTAATTCTCTTACATCATTCTGTAAGATAATTATGGGATTTATAAGAAGTAAACTAACTTGACATTATACTGAATAATGTTATACTATTCAAAGGATTGAAAACGAAATGACAAAAAGAGTTTTAGTAACTGGTGGTGCAGGTTTTATTGCACATCATTTAATTGCACGGATTTTAAGAACTACTGATTGGGAGATTATCAGTCTTGATAGATTAGATTACAGT